CACGGGATAGCCCATCAAATCCGGCATTGGTGCAACTAGAGACACTCTGGTAAGCATCCATATCAATGGAGAGAGCCAATCGTTTGGTGTAAGCGATTCCCCGTCCTTCTCAACCCCCGTTGGGTCCGATTAGGATATTAAAACAGCAAAGATAATATTGTAAGAATCACAAGTACAGATACTGCTCATCTTTCACTGTCTATTGCAGGTTCGATTCACCTTACCAAATGGCCAGGTACACAGATGTGGATTATGCTTCAGTTCTTGACATATACTCTGACACGCCAGAGGAGAGTCAAGTGGCTTCCAGCGCACCGACACCAATCACGTACAGCAGGGAGGCAGCCGTCGCGAAGCCTATAGTGGCCCTGGAGAATCCCCCTGAGACGCACACTGATGTGATCACCCTATTTCAAACAATCATGGAGCACTCAAGCAGCCGGATGACCAAGAAGGATCTCTTGATAATTATGTCGTTGGGATTCTGCCTCACACCTCCTGGATGTGAAGGGCCAGCAATGTGGCCTGTGGCCCAAGGTGCCAATGTTCAGCCCCTCTCCATGCCAGGGATCACTGCTGTGTATGATTCCAGGGCCGCTGCCTCAAGCTCAACCATGAACATTGACCCAGATGAGGGGGAACAGTCTGAGAGCACACAGGCCCCTGCAGAGGAGGAGGACATTGCATCCCAATGCAGGGCCATATCCTACATCTGTCTCAGTCTGATGAGGCTTGCTGTGAAAAGGGTGGAGACATTCATGAAGGGGACACCCCAACTGATAACAGCCTACCATGTGCTGATGGGTGATCACTCGCCCTTCCTGTCATCCTTCAACTACAGCAGGGGCCTATGTTCCAACATAAGCTCCCTCTTTAATCAGTGCGATGACATGAAGAGGACACTGGCACACCACTGTGCTGTTGCAGATGAGAGCCACCATAGCAACAGGACTGTCCATGGGCCACTGAGGTTCCTGATCCTGCAACACATGGATCTGAACGGTATGGTGCCATACGGAATGTATGTGGACATGAAGAGAGGTCTGCCACTACTGAGCCCGGGATCAATACTCACATGGTTGCATGATGCTCAGGTGGCGCCAATCCTATTACTCCTGTCCAAAATCAACAAAGAGCATGACAGAGTGGACAAGCCGGACAGGTTCTGGAGGTACAGCAGATCCATTGACCCAGGGTTCTTCGTAGAGCTTCAACAGTCCAGATGCTACATACTGATAGCCCGGATGGCTGACATCCTCGTGAGAGGAGGGTGTGTCAATGTCACTGAATACTCCGACCCCAAGAAGGCGGAGAGTATCAAAGACAAGGCCAATATAATGGCCAATGCTGAGAGGTTTGGCACAGAGTTCATGCTGTCATACAATGCACTATCGGGAGCTGCCGAAGGGGCAGGACCAGTTGCCAGAGCTCTGGCAAATGCAGCAGCAGGAAATCCCATGAGGAGGATACTGGTTCAAAGGAACCCAAGGCCTCAGCCTGCAGTCAATGTGACTGTCAACCAGCCTCCCAGGGTGGGGGCACTGGACAGCATGATTCCAGAGTAGTGAGCACCGTCATTTCAGGACACATCCCTCCGCACATGTGCCAAACCAGATGTCAGGGTCTAGTACTGCCCCAAACCCAACACCTCAATGTGCCATGATCAATCCAAATAATGTCGTCATAATAGCAGGCATTTAAATAAAACATCAAGATATAATCCAATAGTTTTCCCAATACTACACAAACTCATTGTTCAAATCACTAATTGACTGTTCTCTTCACAAACCAACAGGTATGGCTCATATCGGTTCCACAACATCCCTATACCCCGACATCCCTAACATGTCCCAGGTCCAGCAGGACTTAGACAACCAGACAATGAATGACCCGGTTGATGCATTCCTGTCCAAATGGCCTGTCTTGGGAATCACCCCTCCATTGTCTCTGTCATCCAAGATCAAAACCCTCATCTCCAAGAAGTATGCTGGGAAGAATGTTATCCTGGATGAATTCACCACAGACCTATGCTGCCTGGTGTGGAATGTCAGCTCAGAGCATCATCATCTGATCAACAAGTCACAGGTCAACAAGATGAGCCAGTTGATAGACCAGCTTTCTGAGATGATGAGGGATCAACCCCCTGCACCATCAGTAGATCTGTCTCCCCCTAAGCCTCCAGTAAAAAGGAAGGCCACCACTAATGACGGGGAAACTGACATCCAAAATCTCATTGCAGATGCTTGGACTCCTGGCAGAGCATCAAACTGGTCAAAGAAACCCATCAGCGAGCACTTTGAGTCATTGGTCTGGCTCCTAAAGGATCACCTGAAGTTGGTAACCAAGGACTTCAGCGAGGAGTGGGTCAAGAAGCAAGATCTTCCAAACCTTTTGGGGGATATAACGGTATTCTGCTACATTAATAGGGGAACACAAACGGAGGAACAGCTGGAAACCATAAGAGCCATTGTGGTTGACCGGATGAACAAGAAAAAGAAGAGATGCCTGGACTAGCTGATATAGCTCACTTTGCGTCTTATCTGTTGTTGTCCTATTCTGTCATGAAGACTTTGATGTTGGCCATTGAGAGGGAGGACACTGAAACTTGTTCCTTGATTGTAGTAATCATGATATGTATGCTGGTGATGTTTTCCTATCATAACAATAAGTAACATATAAATAAAACATCAATGACATGACAGTCACGTTGGTCGGCATAATAATCATCATTTATATCATAGTTCTAGTGATATCAATAATCTCTGAGATAAGATGTCCACATTGCCACCGTCAGTTGTTTCAGGGCCCGTACATAGGGACGAGGTACGAGAGACCGCCGGTAGACGGATGGCCAGCAGGGATGAGTCACTAGATGAATTCAACAAGGAGCTCCAGACCGCTCAGGCATGGCAGAGGAAACTAATCCAGAAGCACCCCATCAAGGTGTTAGGCAAGGAGGGTGAGGGTAAGATAACCATGCTGAGAAGGCCCATAGTCATCAACGTGGCAAACATGATATCACGGACTGTGGGTGGGGCAGTCAAACCGATCTGGATTGTTGGCATTGCGATCAAATGGAAGCCGTCATGTGACTTGGCAACCTCCGGGGTTCTCAAGCTGTCCATCCAAAACAAAGCAGTCAACAACCCTGTGCTGAAAGATCACACGGTTGTTCAGATCAGTCAAAGAGTCTCATCAACATTTGACATCCAGTACACGTCCTCATCTAAGCACAATGAGAGCGGCAACCCCTGGTCCTACAGCTATGAGATCAGTAACATGGATGATGCTCCGGCCAACATGGAGCTGGGAACTGCAGTCATAATGCCCATCATCAAGCAGGACAACTCCAACACTCAGGTGTTTGGCGGTGTTCAATGTGAGATCTATGGAGGACATTTCCCCCTGAACATACCGGCAGTGTGCTATTGTGCACCTGGGCCCAGATTCAAAACAAACTTGGCGGAGATTGAGAAAAACATTCAGATGATTTTCAGGTTCCTCAACGTGCAAGGAGTGACTGATATAGATGAGGAACTGGCGTACAAGGTGATTCAATGCTGTGATCCTGAAACAGCTAGGATATTATACTCAGGGGTGAAGAAACAAGTGTGGAGCATGCTAGACAAAGAGAGTGTTGATGTTATCAAATCACTTGTGTACGACTGCAAATCGGGGAGGGCTGTCTCCTACATCACGCTAGAATACATGAGAAACCTCGGGAGTATTGGAGGAACCAAGACACACACCTATTCCTGATCCGTGGGATGATCAAGCCATCAATGCCAGAATAAAGTCACACCATCGCCCAAATCTCATCTTATCATTTAAATAAAACATCAAGATCATCCTTACATAACGAGCTGCTTCCAGCATTAACATTGTTCTAATCAGTAACATTCTTCCCTCTTTTTTAGACACATCATGTCCACCTCCATTAATGATGCAGGAGAGCTATGCACGGTCATGTCTGTCAGGTCGAGAGTTGTCCTGACCTCACAGTCCAAACCTCCCATGGATGCAGCCACCATTGCAAGCATGGTTAAGGCCATCAGCGGCATGAAGTCCAAGGCCATATCCTCTGAGGGGTCAGAGGTTGCAGGAGACTGGCCTGCTCTCATGGTAGAAATTGCCAAGCAATCAAAGCCCCAGGTTTCAGGACCCTTCCTGTCAAAGGACCTGGTTTATGGGAACATCTACACCATCAACATGATCATCGGGGGGCCTCTGAACATAAAGGATAACACCCATGGCAGAGTGATGACTCTGAGATCTGGGCCTCTGTACGACACCCCTCATTATACATCAGAGGACAAGGCGGAAATATCAATCAGCAGTGGAAGGGCATCTGTCGGGATCACCACCTCAGTGGCCACTGTGAAGCGCCCCAGGTCCAGCTGTGAAAGGCTTCTCAGCCAGTACATCATCCTCCCTAAGGAGAAAATTAATCCCCCCTCAGCCAGACCCAGTGGTTAGAGCCGTCTCTGGGAAACCAGGAGATTCTCTCCCTCCTATCAGACGTGGCTGAGATACTAAAGACAAGAAAAGGTCCCAGGCAAGGATATAGTCTTCATGATGGCGAAATAATATGAATGTCAAGTCTTCGTCAGTGTCAACAGGCAGTCAGTCAACCAGAGTCAGCCATCATGATTGCACCCGTGCAGTCTACATCCTTGGATTTAAATAAAACAACAAGACAAAGTGTCTATTGCTGAAGTTCCCCCGTTCATCCACACCATGACCCGTTATTTGTTATCAATTCTAACCATCTCTTTCCTTCCTCTGATTATAGGAACAGGTTGCACAAACATTCTGCCATCAACCCTATGTGACCACAAGGAGGGGGTGTCTCTCAATGACTGGAGGCACCTATGCCTTGGAGCATGCAGCCCCACCGACATACAGCCGGGAACACACAGATACATGATAATGCACAACACCCTCATGGACTACAGGACTTATGGGTATCGTATATCTGCTGAAAAGAGAACCCTCTCATCTCATGTATCATTCTTCGGGAGCTGTCACATATCCGAGTCCACAGTGCCAATGGATGCTGGTGCTGTCACGGGAGGGGACATTCAGGAGGTCCTTGCCCACGGCGGAGCAGGAGGAGTGATGGACCATGTGCGTCCCCCCTCGTGCGACTGGATGGCAGACAACCACGTCAGCGGCATCAGGCTGACCTATCAGAGGGTGGCAATAAGCATCACAGAGGACAACGGGAAAATTGAGGTGGAGTTTCCCTCCCAGTCTTTGCAAGGAGAAGGGATATCAGGAAGGATATATTCAGACAACACACTGTATGCATGGGATTTGGAAGGCAAACTACCAACATGCAGGAGAAGGGCTGTAGGGAGCACATTTTGCAGAGTGTCCTCGGAATTCATTGCCTGTAGGGGGGAGAAGCCTCATCCCATAATTCGCAACATGACAGACTGCGGGATCAAGATGATGGTGACTTACGGGGCTGACTATGCCTTATATGATGAGGAAAAGGCAAAGTCTGTGGAGGATGTAAAGGAGGAAAACTCTGCAGTGCTGGGGAAAGTTCTGGATATGGAGAACATAGTATGTCACCACTTGTGCCAGGAGGCTGAGACAGTAATGAATCATGATGAGTTCTTGATGGCCACACCCATCGGGAAATGGCTCTCCGTCAAGGCTGAGGATCATTTCATATTCTACAAATGTGTCGACATAGATGCCGCCCTTGTCAGGCCAGTTGTTGTGTGCGGGTCAGGCCCCATGATTCAGATCACAACTATAAACGGAATATATTGGTGGAATGTCTCAAGCCCGTATATCAACCCTTCTGCCACGTGTAACCCTGCAACATCATCAAGCATCATGAGGGGGAATGTAATACGCACATGGGTTGGAGATCTAATCTTGAACGGGAGTGATGTGTCCTTCGCTCACCGCTTCAGAGATGCGGCCTTCCACCCCGCTTTCAGGCCAGTCCCTCAGTTGTTCAGTGAGCACCACCTCCACATGAGTGAGATTGCTGCAGGCCTAAAATATGCCTCCACCATACAAGTGAAGAAGGAGAACACTGAGGAAAGGAGAATTTCCATGGGAGAATCCATTGGTGACAGGGCAGTAGGGGCGGTAGAGGCAGCTGAGGAATGGGTAAAATCTAAGTGGCCTGACATCAAGGCTTGGATCATCAGAATAGGACTATGGGTTGCTGCCATAATGGCCGTTCTGATTGTTTTGTGGTGCCTGTTCAAGCTTATTATTGCAATCTTAACCAGACCCAGGAATGTCATCAGAGTGGAGAACAGGGAGTCAAAGGGGTCAGACACCAGCCTTGTTGCATGGGCGAAACAGAAATGACCTATAGGTCTCCTGCCATGGTACTCCCTGCGGTCACAAAAGGTGTCATCCTCGAATTTAAATAAAACTAAACTATATAACCCAAGGTGTCTTTGGAAGGACCCGCAACGTTAAGAACCGCGGGAGATCAAGTCAAAAGAAGGTTCGCACAGTACTCGAAGTCGTGCTAATATCAGTACTTTTGC